TCCATTGCTGATTCAGTGCTTTCTGCTACTGGCTCCGATTTCTGTTCTGATACACTAGCAACAGGTGATTCTGCTACTGGCTGTGAAGCCCTAGCGATTACGGGCTCTGTAGAACGAGTTCCGTCACCAAGTACACGTGCCAACCGCTTGCTTAATTCATCTTCTGACTTGAACTGATCTGGAGCAATAAATTCCTGTAGAGAATATTCCTGCTTCCAGATTTCTTCGATTGCTTTATCAGTCTTAGCGATTGGTGAAGATGCGGCAAAGTCACTCTTGTCATAGTTCACCATTCCCTGTACTTTACGAATCCGAAGATTGAAGTTAGCGCCTTCCCAGAAATCAAAGGGATTTAAGGCCTGTTCATCGTCAAACTCCGGATACAAAGCAGATTTGATCTTGTCAAAAATCTTTGCGCCAAACTTGAACAGCATTACAGTGCCTTCGCGTTCTGGATTCTTCTTATCTGTTACTACTAGAACATTGGCGATATACTGTAGACGGCGCTTGCGAGATCGAGCAATTTCCTTGTCTGAGTCGATTCCACTTGACCACAGAACCCCGTTCGATTTGCATGCAAATTTTGACCCAGGGCACCTCTTCCCCTTCTTTTGGTGGTAGAAAACGAATTACTGCCTGTGCGTTTCCGTTTTCGTCGCGTGCGGGGTAAAATTGCCTGTCATCTTTATTTTGATTGGATTTTGAATCTGATTGTTTAAACTTTTCTGCTAATGTCTCAAAGGACATTCTATTTTTCTTCATTGCTGATATTGACATTTTTTTATTTCTCCGTTTTATTTGCGCTAATTGTTGGCGTTTCGCCTATTAGTTGCTATTTTGATTTACGCAGTTTTATGCTGCATTCTAGGTTTCAACAATAGAAATGGTCTATAGTTCACTACACGTCTATCAAACAATTCAAACACAGGATCATCTTCCATTAAATCCGAAATATGTTGGTGACAATTCAAAGCAGTATCAACTACCATATATGTTTCTATGTTCAAATATCCTTGTGCTGTCATTCTATATAAAATTGGTGCTTTGTTGTTCATCAACTCGAATATAGAATTGAAATCCAAATCTTTGTCGGTCATAAACTTTTTTAGTGAACGCAATTCTATATCAGCATTGTGAAAAAGTTTAGTGACTCGTTTCTTCCATTCGAAATATATATCTTGCGTTTCAATGTTTAATTGTAGATCCCCAATCCACGCATTAGGATTGTCAATGAAGTTTGCTACCAAAAACGGAACAATATAATCTATATGTTTGTTTGACAAATTCTCAAAAAATATTTTATCCCTTCGATTATCATAATTCTTTCTCTTGATATTGATTCTTGTTCCGTTAGCGGTGAAATCAAACGAAGAATTAAAGTGGGCTTTTATCGCGCAATATGTTCTATAGACTTCAAAACCAGTCATCCCACGTCTAGAGGAACAAATCCTAAATCATTGGTTGGTAACAATTTCTTCTCTGTTGCTTCTTGTTTCACCAGATTGTGATCTCATCGATATTATTTTCCAGACAAACCTGAGCAATGGCGGCCAAATAATCATGACCATCAGCCAATTCTTCAACACGAGCAACGAATTCTGCTCTAGCAATTCTAATCTTTTCTAGTTTATCTGTCATTCGTCCCCCATGATTTTACATAAATGTTTTGCTTGGTGAATAGCATCATCCAGAGCGTTATGCGCTGTGCCTTCGAACTTATCTTCATCTACTCGGAACAATGCTTTCATTGTTCGATAACATCTAGCATTCCAGAAATCCCATGGTATTTGCTGTTTTGTCACAGCATAAGCATTAGACAAGATAGGAATATCAAATCCGGCACCACAAGACCAAGGATATTTTAGGTGATTGTCTTTGACGAACTTTGACAAATCCGACAATGATTCTGACAATGTTGGCGACGTCTGGAAGTCCATACAATCGTGTAAAACTTTCTGGGCGGATTCCCCTTGACCACACCACCAATTTACCGTATCTTGATTGATCGACAATCCTGCGGTTTTACATGATTCTGTCAATATTGTTGTATAAAACTTTTCGCCAAATTTTCCAGAGTATGGATCGAATTGAACCGCGCCAATAGATAGAATAGCTGCTGTTGGTCTGGTAGACAAAGTTTCCAGATCAATCATTACATGTTCTAAACTCATACGGTAGGAGCAACTTCGATACAAGAGTCATAAATGCCAATAACATCGTCAAATTCTGTCTCTACTTCCTGACGATTCTGAGCATAATACAATTTTGCTAATTTGCGTGTAACCTTTGGGTCTAATTCACAAGTGTCCTTCAACTTTTCACAAATGCCCTTCTGTAGTTCACGTTCTGCTGCCTGACGTGTTAGAGAGGCATCAAATTCCTTGATTGCTCGTGATATAATATCTTTGTCCGCGTTCGATAATGCCATAGTTATTTTTCTCCTTTTGTTGATTCTACACTTTTCTCAGAATTTGTCAAGCGTTTATCCTCACATTCACATTGAGATGGTACTCTACCACACTTAGAACAAAAACCTGTCGGTGTTTCTTCTCTTTGATGATAGTCAGGCATCGAGGTCTAATTCTTCAATTTTCAATTTTGTTGACTTGGTAGAGAACGGTTTGAATTTCTCGTTAGGTATTTTCCTTTGCTCATACTGCCACCTTTCCCATGTCGATTTTATCATGATGATTATAGTTCACCAATTGTATATCTTCAAATTTGAAATCGTCGATCTCTTTGATGTCTGGATTTAATCCAAGAACTGGTAGATGTAATGGATTTCTCCTGATTTGAATTTTCACCCCAGGGATCTGATTAACATATAGATGAACATCGGCACCAGACCAAACCAATTCATTTGCTTCCAACCCTGTGATATGTGCTACCATATGAAGTAGAAGAGCATAAGACGCGATATTGAATGGAATTCCAATCGGGGCATCATTCGATCTTTGATTCCAGATAAGATTTAATTTGCCATTAATTGCGACAAACTGAAAACAATAGTGACAAGGGGGCAAAGCCTGTTTTCCATCAGCTACATTTTCAGCAAACGATTTTGAATCGTCGGGTAGAACACAAGGATCCCATGCCGATACAATTAATCTACGATCGTCTGGATTTGTTCGAAGTTTGTCGATGACGTTTTGAAGCTGATCAACACCATTGAAATCTCGCCATGCGCTCCCATAAATTTTCCCGAGGTCACCGTTTTCATCAGCCCACGCATCCCAGATATGAACATTGTTATCTTGAAGGTATTTGATGTTGGTATTTCCAGAGATGAACCATAGAAGTTCGTGAACAACACCTTTCCAATAGACGCTTTTCGTCGTGACAATTGGAAATCCTTTTGTCACATCAAATCGCATCTGTCTAGCAAATACGCTTAGAGTATCAATGCCTGTTCGATTGTGTTTTAATTCTCCATTCTTGAGAATATCTTTCAATAGCTTTTGATAGATTTTCATCCTATTACTACTCCGGTTGTTCGTAAAAGTTCATCTTCAGTTCGGCCAGCTAAAGGCTGCCATTTTAATTCGTCTCCGTAATATGGTAGATCATCAGAGTCTGTAACCATGACAGAACCACAATGAACCTCGGTTTGCCCTTCATCCGCATAGTTGTAGATAATAGCATTGTCTGGAATCATTGCTAATTTTTCTTGTAGTTCTTTATTTGTCATCGATCGCGAGCACTACATTCTTTTATTGTTGTTTTCAAACTTTTTATCTCCTTAAAAATATCTATTAGAAGCATACCAAAGATTAGCGCAAAAAATGTGCCGACCAAACTGACGGCGGCATAATACAAGGTCTGTAAAATTATGTCTAACTTGACCTGTGATGTTACCACTTGAACGGTGGTGTCGTTGATATGAATAAATTCTTTGTGATCCAGCATAATACTGCCAAAAAGAGAAACACATACAGCATTCGATATTGCTATCCAAATCGTGATGGCTGCTATCCATAATAACACCGGCGCCCTATATGCTAGGCAGTTCCAAGTATTTTCAAAGCAAATTAAATGTTTATTCATTTTCTACCTCTAAAATCCAAGTATTCTTCATCGTACTTTGTTATTTCTTGGCCCCATCCAGAAGAATTATACAAAATTTCAAATCCAATTTTCTCTATCGCTAATTGGGCAGCGCGTCTTGGTGCGAAATCTGCGCCGTCTGGCAATTCGCCGTGGTCATCAACTAAAATTTCACATTTCCATTTTCTAAGTGTCATTTCATTTATCTCCAATTGATTTATGCTACACTAATGAATTGCTCTTGTCAAGAACTTTCCTTTAGCTGTTTCTGGCTGTTTCTATACACCTAGAAACGATTTGAATTTCTTTTTGATATACTGCTATCAAATCAAGAGTAAAGTGGCTTAGGATTGATTCAAAAGATTCAATCGAATCATAACATCCTCTAATCGCTGTACACGTTTTTCTAAATCTGATGAAATTTCTTCCTCTGATTCGGCATATGCTTCTGTGATCAATTTCATTTCGACCGGTAAGTATATCTCTGTATTAACATTTCCATAGTCATCCAAAAATTCGCTAGAGAATTCTGAGAAACAATCAATATGAGCAACAGAAATCAAAGCTCTTGTCGACTCAACATTTACCCACATTTCAACCATGTCATTATCGATGGCATTGATTTTTAATTCTAAATTCATTTTATTCTCCTAAAATTTATCGCATTGGGCGAACCAAAAAACTGTGGCCTTGCTTGAAATGCTTTTTGATACATCTTTGGCACATAGACCGCTAGCGCAAAGCATTTCGATTTCTTCATCCAAAATATCATTGACGATCCATTTCAAGTAAAAGCCAGTCTCTTTTCGATCAACTTCTTTGCCTGCTTCACGCAATACAGATAATCCTTGTTCCAAGCGATTCTGTGTTACCGTAGCATCCGCAAATTCTTGGACAGAATTCATTTTCTCTACGTCTACTGGTGCTAAAGTCTTTGTATGTGAAGATTGATGCTTCGAACCTTTGCACTTAAACCAGCACCCCGCATCCAGAGACAATTCATAATCTGCGGGGCGATAAACAATCCCTTCACCGATGTCTGATACACCAAACGCCTTTCCTACCGGACATTCATCTTCTACAGATTGTGTCAGTTCACAAAGCATGTTTGTTGATAGTTCTGGATGGTTAAAATCAACCTCTACCTCATACTTCTTGAATTGATCAATGAAATAGACCTGATTCTCGTTTAGAATACGCATTGATTCTTCGTCTAGATTATAGACACGTTCGTGGACATATTCTCCGGGTTTATCTTTGCGCTCTACAAATTTATCGAACAGCATCCACATTTTAGGAAGCTGACAAATAGGAAGATAACACCATCTTGTGGAAGTAAATTCCAGACTTCTTCTGGTAGACCAGCGACAAATGCCGCAAACCCAGCATTATCCTTCGTGATTGAAATATCTCGAGTCCTAGACTCCGGAGTTCGAACTCCTTCGTACCGTGTAATTTCGGAGTTCCGATGAATTTTATTGTAGGATAATCACTCTTATGTTCAATGATCGCAGTGCCTTCTTCATCGAATCCTTGAAAAAGGAAATGGTTTGAATTTATTTTCTATCATGTTTGCTCCTAGTAACAATTGCTGAAATAGTAACCGTCATATTCAGAATAATCCATAGCCAGATCGCGTCCAAATGATTCATAGTCGAAATACCGTTCCAAAGTTTCAGCGCAGCCGCCAAACAAATCAGTAGATTCAGCGTATTCGATAGCCAGATCGGTAGTGTTATCATAGCTACCACTATATGATTCAACTGGTACGTCTAGGCATTTGGCCGCATCGACAACCGATTGTCCATATTGATCTACGTTTTCTGCATATTCTACCAATTCATCAATGACTGGATACTCACCAAATTCACTAGAAATACCATCATAATCAGTGACAAAATATTCTTCACGTTCTACGCCATACTTCTCTGACTGCTTTTCCAGAAAAATGTCAATTTCGTCTTGAATTTCATCAGCGTCCAGACATTCAATATCCAACCAGAACCCGTCCAAGTTGCCTTCGTTATATGCTGCTAAATCCGTAATGTAAATTTTCATAAT